ATCACTAACTCTGATGGACGAATGGTTCCTGTAAGAGCAATTGGTGAGCAGCATTGTATGGAAGACCTTGGTTGGATTCCAACAATTAAAGATTACCTGGACAACATGGAAACAAAAGGTTGGATGTTTAAACCAGGTGAAGGACGTAAAATGTTAAAAGAGATGTCAAAAGACAGATCTGATTTTGTTAAACAAGAAAATGCACAATTGCCATGAGCGAAAAAGAAATTACAATTAAAGAAATCTTAGACTGGTGTCTAAAGAAAACAGAAGAAGGTTCAACTGTTGTCCTTATGTGGGACGGTGGTGGAGATTCAGGATGGGTTCATCTTGAAGTAGATGGTGAAGACAGCACTGATGCTGAAGCAGAAGCTCTAGTAGACATGATGTATGATAAACTTGACTATGGTTCATGGGCTGGTGAATTCTCTGCATCTGGTGAAGCACCATTTGACCCTGATACCAAAATGTTTCAAGGTACTGACTATTACACAGAAACTGATTCAACAAATGCTAGTTGCAAGATTGAAATCAGGATTCCAAAACACATTCACTTTGATGATTTAGAAATTCATACTGAAGATGAAGATTGTTCAATTTCAGTTTCTTTTGGTATCAGAAATGGTTTTGAACATCCTGATGCTGCTGCATTAGAAGCAAAACTTTGTGATGAATTAAAAGACCAAATTATCAAAGCAGCTGAAGATGACGTGGCTGATGAAGATGAGATTGATGGTTTCTGGGAAACTTATCATTTAACAAGAGAAAGTGATTTTACTGAAGATGGTGATGATTTAGTACACACAATGGATCATATCACATATTCAAAACGTTACACTACTGAAAATTATGTAGAAATTAATTTAGAAGAACTTCTAGAAGACGAAACTGAATAATTATGAACTATCAAGAACTTAAATACACAGTAGAGAACCAATCAGGTATCTCTTACAATGACGCGTTGACTCTTTGGAAAACAATGTACAAAGACTTCAATACGTTTATGACAAATGTAATCAGGTTTGATTCAATGAAAGACTTTGGTGATCACTGTGCTTCAGTATGGAAAGATGTCAAAGTTGCAACCGCACAAGATGGATTTGCTCAAGAAAATCTTGAAGTACGCAGGCTTTACTTTAAAGCTATTGGTATTGAAAAGATGTTTCAAGAACTTGAACCTACTCTTGTAGCGGAAGAAACAATTGTATTTAACAATGCTGTATGGAATGAAAGTGACAACAGCATGGACGTAAAAATCATTCATGACAAGTATGAATTATACAAAATCAAGGGTGATAAGTTGTTTCCTGAAGAAAAATCAGATTGGCGCAGAGCTAATGCTGATATTTATGCAGTACGTTGTTGGTGTACGACAACTGGGCGTGAGTATTGGATTTATGTTCCAAGGTTTGTTGGTGAAGACAATGATGCAATCAAAGCGATTGCTTGGACTTTTCAACTAAACATTTCCAATCCTGAAGCATTGTACCGTCAAGGTGATATTATTATTGCCAAAGCAGGTCCTGATTCAAAAGAATTAACACGTCCTTATCATATTGAAAAGGACATGTATCTTAAACTTCTAAAAGCACAATCATGAGTTTATCAAAAACAAATTGTCACAACTGTGTTCACTCAAGAAGTAACTCATTTGTAAATTCTGCGCATGTTCACTGTGCAATGTATTGGGCATATTATAAGAAGAACAAATCAGCTCATCCAAAAGGTGCAGAACATGCTGTTAAAAGTGGATGGTGGGATTTTCCTTATGACTATGATCCAATCTGGATGCAAGGTGAATGCGAAAGATTTGAAAAGAAAAGTGTATTACCAGAATCAAAATTGTAAAATGGAAACAAAAACTGCAAAGCGCGTTGTCTTGGCAACAGGAGAAGGCGCAAACACTCATGCTATAAATAGCAAAAGTCCCATTGAATATGTTGATATGGGTAATCAGACAATAAAGCTGCTTGTTAAAGAACAATCAGTTATTACACATGAAGAGCATGCCACCATCATGCTTTTACCTGGCACATACTATAAAACAAACCAAGTTGAGTTTAATCCATTCAACAATACTGTTTCATACGTATTTGACTAAAATGTGAAAATATCACAAAATCAAGGGTTTAGAATGCTATAAACGCATTTTAAATCCTTTTTTTTGTTGGTATTTGTCTTTTTTTGTAATATTGTAAACTAAATTTGTCAGAATGAGGCTAGATACCTTTGAAACATTAATTGCTCAAATAGTAGAAAATGAAGAAACAGTAAACATGCTGTATCCTAAAATTGACATTACAAATGTTACTGACGGGTACGCCAAAGCAATTACAATTCTTTTAAAATCATACTATGGTGAACAAGGTGAAGACTGGATTAGCTGGTTTCTTTATGAAAGAGATCCTGAAAGAGGTCTTTTGGCTCATGACAAAGATGGTAATGAAATTTGCAAGACAATTGAAGAACTTTGGCAAATCTGTGAGGAATGTAAACTCACAAAAGAGGACTACATTGTTCCTACTCCAATGACAGATGAGGAAAGAATCAAACTTGTAGAAGACTTATTTAAAAAATAATCAAATGTATAAAGCACCAGAACCTATGATGATTACTGTGAAAAATCACGGTAGAACTCTGACAGCTGAACTTCCTTGGGATTCAGGATTAGATGATATTTTTGAAGCAATTAATGGTTTACTTGTTGGCACAGGTTGGCATAGTGAATGGGTTGTCAGTGGCTTCAAAGAATACGCTGAAGAACGATTACCAGAAGAATCAAAAAATACATGTGAATGTGGAGGTAACTGCCAATGTGTTACAAAAGAAATCAAAACAGAAGATTAAACAACAAAAACTATGAAAGTCAAAATCAAACGTTTGCACAAAGATGCTGTAATCCCATCATACGCTAAAGCAGGTGATGCAGGTTTAGATCTTGTTGCCACAAGTGTTATTAGCTTTGACAAAGAGCAAGTGACTTATGGAACTGGAATCGCTATTGAAATTCCAGAAGGTCATGTTGGTCTTATATTTCCTCGCAGTTCAATCCGCAAATATGAGCAATACCTCAGCAACTCTGTAGGTGTTATTGACTCAGGTTATCGTGGAGAAATTCAAGCAACTTTTAACTCACGCTACTATGCAGATGTAAAGTACAAAGTAGGTGATAAGATTGCACAATTATTAATCATGCCTTATCCATCAATTGAATTTGAGGAAACAAATGAATTGTCATCTACAGAACGTGGTGATGGAGGATTTGGCTCAACAGGTAACTAATGACAATAAAATTCTTTATTGACTTTAACTCTAAAAAGTTTGGAGTAGGTGTGAGCCATGAAAAGCTCTCACTTACTTCTGACTTTAAACATAAAGTGTTTATATCAATACTTTGGTTTGAAGTAGGAGTTAAATTTGGAAATTAAAACTTCACAGATGCAAATTAATAAAAGCAGTGGGCAAGTAGAGATTGTAGGTCCGTATGGTAGAACTTATCTATACACCCATGATACAGCACACACTTTAGTTAGTGAGGTATTTGAAGCATTGAGTCAGAAAAAAAGATGGGATGATGCTGATTATTTATCCAAAATGGTATTCTGCAGAATGATTCCTCTAGAATGTTGGAAACAAGACACAGGATATGGAATTGGAACACAGCTTTATGCTGATATTAATCTTCTCATAACTCTTGACACAGTAAAACAGAATATTACAATTCAATCTGCAACAGACATGCATGATAAATTTCACATGTCTTTTGATCAATTTGTAAATTCATACGTCAGTAGTGCTGATTTGTAAAAAATTATAGCAATATAGTACACAATAAATTTATTTTTAGTATCTTTACGTTGTCAATGTTCTGAGAAAAGTACTATTTTAGTAGTCAGATTTTAAATTCTGATACTCAAATGCTATATCAATTACCAAACGGTAAATGTATAGAAATCTCAATAGAGCAATATTTGAGAATGACAGATGAAGAGTTGAACATGTATGTTGCATACAATTATGGTGAAGAAGTTAATGATCCTTTTGCACTGAGTGTTTTAAAATACGGCAGTGGTTCTGAAAAAGAAGAGGAGTTTTTTGATGAAGAATCCATAATTGAAGAAGATGAATACATAGAAGATTTAACAGATGTACTTCCTGAAGAAAAACTTTATGATGATGAATACATTGACTACGACAACTTAGAAACATAAGTGTAAAGCGAAAGTATGATTCAACCAAAACTAAAACCATGCTCTGCTTGTGGAGAAGAAAAGGTTATTTGGAAAAACCATGAGGGTCAAAAGTTCTGCAAAGATTGCTGGCAAAAACAAAGCCCTGTAAAATTTCCTAAGAAGACTGGAATTTTAAAACTGTCTTCTGATAAAAAGAAACCTTTAGATCAACTCTACTCAAAGCTGAGAAAAGAGTTTTTGGATCAACCTCACAACGCAACATGTCGCGCAAAACTACCTGGTTGTTTGAATACAATGGGACAAAATCTGACTGTTCATCATACAAAAGGACGTGGTAGGTATTATTTAGATATGCAAACCTGGATACCTCTTTGTATGTCATGTCACCAGTGGGTAGAAGAACACCCTGCGCAAGCTAAAGAACTTAATTTATCACAAACTAGATTTTAAAAACAAAAAAAAAGATGAAAAAATTCATTGGTTATTACATCATTGGTGCTAACACACAAGAAGATGCACAAAATGAAAAAGGTTTAATGCTTTGGTCTCCAAACAAACCAAATGCACTTAAGCGTTGGTTAAATGAGAAATTACTTGGTATCTACTGGGTAGACAAAGATCGCGTTGTAGGTGGTCAAGACAAAGGAAAAACAATGCAGAGCGCAGATCAACCTGTTGAAATGAGCAAAGTTGCTACTCCTGTAAAAGCAAAAGAAGACAAACAACCAACTGAAGCTCCACGCAAACCGCGTCAAACTCCACGAGCTAAGCCTTCCAAAAACTAAAAATTATGAGTGACTCTATTGAATTAACTAAAAGAGAGTTGATTCAACAAGAGGCCCTGGCTGCATCTGAAAAACATTACAGGTGCGGCCTTGGTATTTCTATGGGTGTAGGTAAGACTTTAATTGGTCTACGCCACATGGAAAGAGAGTTTCCAAATATGAAAACCAGATTTCTGGTAGTAGCTCCTAAAGTTTCAATCTTTGAAAGCTGGAAAGATGATGCTAAAAAGTTTGGGCTTGAATACTTGTTGGATCACATTGACTTCACAACGTACATATCATTGAGTAAAAGAACAAGAGATTATGATGTCATCTATTTAGATGAATGTCACAGTCTTTTATTTACTCATGATTACTATTTGGCTACATACACAGGTAAGATTCTTGGTTTGAGTGGTACTCCACCACGTTACAAGAACTCTGAAAAAGGTGAGATGGTGCAAAGATATTGCCCAATTGTTTACACCTACATTACAGATGACGCTGTAGATGACAAAATCTTAAATGATTACAAAATCATTGTACATAGATTACCATTATCAACTGCAAAGACTCATAGAGTAGAAACCAAGAAAGGTGGATTCTTTATGACATCTGAATCTCAGAACTATGATTACTGGTGTGGAAGACTTGCTTCTGCAGCCAATCCTGCACAGACTAAGATCTTTAGAATTATGAGGATGCAGGCGTTAATGCAATTTAGGTCTAAAGAAAAATACGCCAGACAATTGCTAAACATGATGGATGACAAATGTCTTGTCTTCTGTAATACAACTGATCAAGCTGATAGAATTTCTGTACATAGTTATCATAGTAAGAATTCTAAAAGTGAAGATGCATTGGTTGCATTTAAAGATGGTAAGATAGATGAACTCACATGTGTTCAACAATTGAATGAGGGTATTAACATTCCAAATCTAAAGTATGGTATCATACTGCATGCATATTCTAATGAAAGAAAAGCTAGTCAAAGGATAGGACGTTTATTACGTTTGAATCCTGATGATAAAGCAATCGTTCACATACTTATGTATGGTAATACTGTAGATGAAGACTGGGTACAAGATGCACTAAGAGATTTAGACTCTGAAAAAATAGTTTATACAGATCCAGTTTGTTAAATTATGCACAATGCAACAGTTAAATTATGCACAATACAATAGTTAAATTCATCAAAAAAGATGGACAGCTTGTTCCCGCGTCTGAATCTGATGCGGGCAAGTTGAAACTTTTTGCAATGTCTTTGAAAGAAGGCGTTGATGTAGAAGTTTATTTGTCCATGACAAACAATGTTGACAAAACTGCTGGACAATTAGCTAAAGTCCATGCTTTGATTAGAGAATTAGCTGCTTATACTGGTCACACATTTGAAGAAATGAAAGATGAGATCAAAAGAAAAGCGGGTCTGTTTGTTATAACAGGAACCCGCTCGTCTGATAAGCAGTTAAAAAGCTTTGGTGAATGCTCTAAAGAAGAAATATCTGCAGCTATTGAGTCCTGCATTGAAGTAGGACACATGTTAGGTTGCAACTTGTATTAATCTTCAGCTTCCCCCATTAATTTTTTGGCTTCATCAAGAGTAACAGCTTGGATAAATCCTTGCTCTCCAGCTCTTGTTTCAAACTCTCTGCAAAGAATTAGAATAGTTTCATAGTGGTTTACCCAATCTTCTGTGATATTCTGTTCTTTAATTTGAGTGTGAGCACTTTGCATTTCTTCGTTGGTCTTACCCTTAACTAAGAAAGCTACAATTGCTTGGACTTTCTGATAGTACCCTGTACTCATCTTAATGTCTACAATTGCACTTGGCATGATAACTTCAACTTTTGAAGTTGATTCATCTTGGTTGGTTTGATTTACTTCAGACATGTCTTGTAGTTTAATTTCAACAAAAATAAACAATTAATTTTAAATTAAGCAAAAAAATGGCAGAAAAAGTTTCAATAGATTTGAAAGATATCAAGACCAAACTCTATGATTCATTGAAAGAATCAGGTTGGCACAATGTTCTAAAGGGATTCATACTATCAGAAGACTTTGATAAAATTTTGATTGCTTTAAAAGAGCAGGTTGAAGATGACAAGCGTTTTACGCCTCCTCTTAAACAGGTCTTTAGAGCATTTCAAGAGTGTCCTTTAGAGTCTCTGCAAGTAATTTTTGTAGGACAAGACCCTTACCCACAATTTGGAGTAGCAGACGGCATCTCATTCAGTTGTGGAAACACAATGAAAAAGGAAGCTTCTTTGCGTTACATACACAATGCTGTATCAAAAACAGTTTACGATGACAAGGTTTTACCAAAAGATTTGTCAGCAGATTTAACACCATGGGCTAACCAAGGATTGTTGATGCTAAACACTTCTCTCACAACAGAGGTTGGTAAGATAGGAAAGCACTTTAGCATATGGGAACCATTCACAGCCTATTTGTTTGACATGATTAACAGCATGGATAAACAATTGATCTGGGTTTTCTTAGGAAAAAAGGCAGAAGAATATTCAGAAATAATTGATGACAGACACATTAAGTTAGTAGCAAGTCATCCTGCTTCAGCTGCATATCAAAAGCAGCAAGAGTGGAATTGCAACGACATCTTTAACAAGATAAATGTGCATATTTCTGAAAATAATGGTAAAAATATCAAGTGGTAATTTTGCAATTTAAGATATTTTTATTAAGTTTGTAACTCTATCGTAAACGCTAACGCAACGTACATGTTTAATTCAAAAAGTCCATTTACTGGGGGAAGTCCCGCAGTAGATGAAGGCACTGGTGACGTGCCTAAACCAACCTCACCAACAGTTCCTTTTACAAGTCCTGTTTCAAAACCTGCCAACCATCCTCCACAAAACAAATACTGGAAGCGTTATGGTGATCTTATGGCAGAAGGCATTAACTACTTGGATCAACGCAAGTCAGGAAATGCTAAATCACTCAAAACTCAATGGAGTGGTTTCAATAAAATTGGTCTTAATGGTATAGAATGGCAATCTCTTTATGTGGTTGGTGCACGCCCTGGTGTTGGTAAAACACTATTTGCATCATCTGTAACTAGAGAATTGCAAAGGCTTAATCCTGATCAAGACTTTTCTGTTTTACATTTTCAATTTGAGATGCTTGGTAGAAATATGGCAATTAGAGAATTGTCAAATGCTTCTAACCTCAACGTCAGATACATTCAATCTGCAGAAGACGATGGATTACCCGCATTGTCAGAAACTGATTTTAAAAAACTGGCTGAGTATGCTGCAAAACAAATTGACAGGCAAGAGTATGTAGTAGATACTGCAACTAATGTCGCACAAATGCAGGAGATTATTGAGAAGTTCTATCATGAGACTAAAAAACCATTTGTAGTAACATTAGACCACACTCTCTTAATAAAGCAAGGTGCTTCTGAAACAAGTAAGCAACAAACTTTAGAGAAGCTGGCCACAATGATGACAATGTTAAAGAATAGGTATCCTATTATCTTCATTGTCCTTACACAATTAAACCGTGATATTGATAATGCTGAACGCCAGATTCCAGGTAAGTTATCCAACTATCCTACAGAAGCTGATGTGTTTGGTTCAGATTCATTATTGCAATGTGCAGATGTGATGATTGCAATGAACAGACCTGCTAAGTATAACATCAATTTGTACGGACCAAATCAGTACATAATTGAACCTTCTATGGAAAATTACTTAGCATTGCATGTGCTAAAGAATCGCTTTGGTAATGTAAGTGTTCAGTGGTATTATGCAAACTACAAAATCATGGGTCTTGAAGAAGTACCTGCACCAAGACAAAAACCTAAAAAAACCACATAATTTAATTTAAAACGCAAACGCAATGAGTAACGCAAATGACAAACCTAAAAGGCACATCTCAGAGATCACTGCCGAGTACAAATCTTTTTGGCAACCGCTATTTAAAGATCTAAACGTTGACAATCCTACTTTTGGTGCAAAACTTTGTTATTTAGGCAAAGAGTTCAGCACTGATGGTACGCGAGAAGCATGTGTAAGATTCTTTCCTAGCGAACTTAGTAGTGGAAATGACTACTATACAGAGCTTTTTGATTGGGATCAGTATTATTTTACACCTAATCACAGGACTTTGTATAAGTTAAAGCACAACCCACACTGGAAAAGTGAACCTGAAAAATATGTTGAGGTTCCATCTGACAAATTACCTACTTCTACTTTTGCTGTAAGGCTAAGTGACTTAGAACTTGTAAACAAGAGTGATGTTACAGCAATTGTACCAAATCTTGGTACTGCTAAGCAAGCACCTGTTGGTGTTTTCAATTCAAACTTGTTTGACAATGTAGCTGATCCTTTTGATGAGCAGTCTTTTGACGAGACTTTTGCAGAAAAAGAAGACAATCACTATACATCATTGACAATACGCGACTTGTATTGCATGATTCAAAATGTGCCAATGTCTAACAAAAAATGGTTAAATCAATTAATCTCTAAAAACAAATAACAAAAATGGCAGAAACAACAAATGAGTTGGTGCTTCCCACAAAAATTGTGAAAGCAACAAACAAGAGTCCAAAGAACATGATCATATTCAGTAAGCCTAAAGTAGGAAAAACTACTTTGCTTGCTCAGTTGGAAAACTGTTTGATCATTGACTTAGAAAATGGTACTGACTACGTAGACGCATTGAAGATTAAGGCAAACAGCGTTGCTGATATTGCTAAGATTGGACAAGCTGTCATCGCTGCAGGCAAACCTTACAAGTACATTGCTGTAGATACTATCACAGCTTTGGAAGAAATGTGTATTCCTTACGCAGAAGAGTTATACTCTAAAAGCGCAATGGGTAAATCTTGGTATACCAAAGGTAAACTTGAGTATGGTTCTATTTTGAACATGCCCAATGGTGCTGGCTATCCTTGGTTACGTCAAGCTTTTGAGAAAATTGTTGACTACATCAAGTCATTAGCTCCACACGTTATCCTTGTAGGTCACATCAAAGACACTCTTCTGGAAAAGAATGGTGCAGAGTTTAATGCGTTAGATCTTGACTTAACAGGAAAGCTTAAGCGTATTACAACTTCAAACTCAGACGCAATTGGTTACTTGTATCGCAAAGGCAATAAGAACATCTTAAGTTTCAAAACAACAGATGAGATTGCTTGTGGTGCTCGTCCTGAACATTTGCGTAATGCTGAAATCACAATTTCAGAAGTAAATGAAGATGGTTCTGTAACAACGTCATGGGACCAAGTATTTGTAGATTAATTTTTAAAACCAAAACAGTAACAAAAACAATTAAAATCAATTATTATGTTTAAATCAAGTAATTTCAATCCAAACGCAGGTAGCAACGTACCTAAAATTATCAACCCAGGAACACACCTTTGTCGTGTAGTAGACATCAAGCTTGATGCACCAGCTTACAAGAAAGAAGCATACTTTATTGTATTGACTCTTGAAGGTCAAGAGCGTGGTGGAGAGTTTGTAGGTTTGCCTATTGACAAGATGAATCCTTCTCTTGGAAACTACAAAGGCCAGATTGGCAATGTACGTTCAGGTCGTTATCCTTTTAGTGATTACACTTATCAAGGAAAAGAAATCACACGTGATGAGCAAATGTTCCGTTGGATTAACAATGTGGCAAAGCAACTTAACGTGTTTGATGCAATGAACGCAGGTGATGGTATCCAAGCTGCAACCATTGAAGAGTACATTGACGCAGTACGCAAGTTTATTGTTCAACCAGAACTATGGGCTATGTTTACTATTGGTGGCCAAGAATACTTTACTGAAGGTTATGACAGAGCTAACTACCGTTTGTTCTTCCCTAAGCAAGAAGGTAAATTATTCCCTTACTCTGCAATGGAAGATGCTGAAGGTAACTCTGTAAACTTGTTGCCTTACGAAGCTGACAAGCACATTATTGTAAAAGTAGATGAGCCTGCTCAAAGTGTAACTGAATTTGGAGGACAGACAACTACTCCTGCAAATGACATGTTCAATGTAGGTACAGCTATTCCATCTACAGCATTTCCTGAAGGTGGTGTTGCTCCAGCAACTTTAAACTTACCATAAGTTTCTGTTCATTTCTGTTTGTATAATAAAAGGGTGGGCCTAAAAACCCACCTTTTTTTTTAATTTTGCAAGATATGTTTTCATCAAAGTTTTTTATAAATGACGTAAATGAGATTCCATCAAACTGGATCTTTGAAAACTATCTTGGTCTATCTCAAAAGTTGTCAGGTCAAAGCATTAGAATAAACAGTCTTTTCAATATAAATGACAAGACGCCTTCAATGTATATCTATTACAATACAGAGTCAAATTCTTATAAGTATAAGTGTTTTTCTACTGGTAAAAGTGGAGGACCTGTAGACTTAATGATGCACATCTGGAGTGTTTCATTTTATGAAGCTTCTCAGAGAATCATTAAGGACTATTCAGATTATTTAAAGACTGGCAAAATTTGTGAAACAAAAATTATAGAACATTCTAAGTGGAAAGTTGACAAATGCAAAACCAGGGGATGGACCAAGAATGATGCTGAGTTTTGGTCTGAGTATAACATAAGCAGTCAGTTGTTGCAACAATATAATGTTGTACCTATTGACAGATATGTTATGCAAAAAGTATCGCATGACAAAAACGTAGAGAATGAGTTTTCAGTAGTTAGTAAGCATATCTATGGTTACTTTACAAAGGAAGGGATTCTTTACAAAATATACCAACCCAAAAACAAAGAAAGGAAGTTTATAAAAATCTGTGATTATATTCAAGGTTATGAGCAATTGCAAAACAAACCTATACTAATCATAGCATCTTCACTAAAAGATTGCATGGCAATCAGAAGTATGAATCTAAATGTAGATGTTGTTGCACCTGATAGTGAAAATAGCATATTGCATGAAGATGTTATTTATGAGTTCAAAGATACATACCAATCAATAGTTACTGTTTTTGACAGTGATGAAGCTGGTATTAAAGCCATGAAAGCATATGAAGAAAAATATGGAATTCCTTTTTGTTATTTGCCCTTGGAAAAAGACATTGCTGACATTGTCAAAGTGCATGGTGTAAAAAAAGCAATTTATGAGTTTGTTCCTAAGCTAAACAATGCTATTGACAAATACTCACAACTGCAATTAGCAGATGATTAATTTTATTATCTGATTTTACTTGTTTATTTTTGTTATCTTATATTTTAATTTATGACAAATTGGTACTTCCCTTCTTTAAAAAAGAAGATATTAAAAGTAGAAGATTTCCCAAATCATGAGGAAATTGTAGGTTTTATTTACAAGATAACAAACCTAAAAACTGGTAAGTTTTACATTGGCCAAAAGAGTCTTTACCATAAGCGTAAGACTAAAATCTCCAAAAGAGAGAAAGTAGAAACAGGCACAAGAAAAGTATTCAAACAAGTTGTTAAAGAATCTGATTGGATGAGCTATTATGGTTCTTCTGTAGATTTAAAAACAGATGTTGCTAGACTTGGTGCTGAAAATTTCAAAAGAGAAATCTTGGAAATATGCTGTACTAAAAAGTATCTGAATTACTGTGAGCTTTCACATCAAGTTAAAAATGATGTGCTAAAAGGAAATACGTATAATGGAAACATTTTAGGAAGATATTTTGCAAGAGATATGGAAAATTGTAAATATTAAAAAATGGCGTTAAAATTTTCATCAGATGTAGCGTTTGCAGAACGCATGCAAAAAGAAGAACAATTCTTCTCAAAACCTTTTCTGCTATCCTATTCAGGATTGAACAAGTTATTGTTTAGCCCTGCCTTATTTTACAGCCACTATGTTCTTGGTCAAAGAGATGACACAGAAGATAAAAACATGGTGGAAGGTAAACTTATCCATTGTCTATTACTCAAACCAGAATCTTTTGATGATGAGTTTGTTCTAAGTGCCGTGAACACACCAAGTGATAATCCTAAAAAATTATTGCAAACTCTTTTTGCTCATTACAAAGAGTTGAAAGCTGACGGTGATACACGTGAAGATTTGCATGAATTTAGTGGTGCTATCATTGATATTCTTGCAGACATGAATCTTTACCAGTCATTGAAGACTGACGCCCAACGTCTTGATAAAATTATCACAGAAGACCATGTTGCTTACTGGGATTACATGAAGAAAGCTGAAGGACGCACTGTTGTTGATCATGACACACATGCTTTTGCAACTGCTGTTGTAGATAAAATCAAAAGCAAACCTGTTGTGATGGATGTAATGGGGTTCTTTGGTGACAGTTTCAATGGTGTTACAAAACAAAACGAGATTGAACTTGCAATGTTTGACGAAAACTTCTTGTTTGGTCTTAGAGGATTTATTGATAATCTTGTTTTTGACAGCAACGCTAAAGAAATTAGAGTCAATGACCTGAAGAAAACTTCCAAAGACATTGCTTCTTTTAAAGATAGTATTGAATACTATCGTTACTGGATGCAAGCTGCAATGTATTACAAAATGGTAGAACATGTTTATCTAAGTAAACCTGAGTACCATGACTATAAAATCACATTTAGATTTGTAGTTGTAGACCCTTACATGCAAATTGCACCAATCAGAGTTTCTGACGAAACAATGAAAGAGTGGTTAACAAAAACTGAGGAGATGATATCAAGAGCTAATTTTCACTTTGAAAATAAGTCTTTTGAACTTCCTTATGAATTTCTGGTAAACAATGAAGTAGTATTATGATTTCACAGATATACAACAAGTATTTCCAAAAATCATTTACGTTTCTGTATCCAATATTAGGTTTCAAAAAAGACAAGCACCCTCGTCCAGTTCAAACTTATTTGAGCTGGCGAGGCACAGCTTATAAACCATCTTCTAGAAA